CCATTTGTAAATTTAATATCTGCTGCTATTCCTTTAATATGAGATGATGTTGGACTCTTTATTGAAAGAGGGTGCTTTTTACATCTATATCCACTATTCACTCTATAAGGTACTCCTGATATTCTTCTAGCATTATCTAACGCTATCATAAAATCATCTTCTACGAGGTTAGTATTACAACCACACTTGCAATTAAACTCACTTTTTCTAAAGTAATTTAACTTCATACTAAGCAGTAACCATTACGAACTCAACATCTATAGACTCTGTAATAGAGCTTGATTGACCTGCTATAGCTTGTATATCTTCAAGTACCACTGCTGTTGTTGATGTAGCTGGAGAATCAGTACCAGTATCCATAAGTAAGAAACTACTTGAAGGAGCTACTTCAAATACAATATATTCAGTACCATTGTAAACTCTCAGGTATAACGTATTAGCATTATCTAAATTAGTAATTCTAAAGTATTTATAATCTGCTTTAACCACCTGTCCTTGACTATCCTCTGTTCCTAGAGCTAATATATCAACAAATATAGTTCTGTCCACGTTAGCTGTAATACTCATAACTCTTTGAGAAACCTGACCATTACTAGTATATGTCTTATTAATTGTATTGCCATAACCTACTCCATTAAGAGTGTATGCCTCTGTAATTGTTACGATTAAATCTGATGGTACTATTGTTGTTGCCATAATTTATTTTATTTTATTTTATTGTTCTTTTTTAGTCCACTCAGGAGTGTTCATTACTGCTAAAATCTCTGAATGATTGTATTGTTTCAACCCTACTAAAAATGAAGGAGTATCACCTTCAAATTTTAAAACTGTTTTTTTACCGTCTATTGATATTCTTAATGTAGCTTCACTTGTTTGATGTACTTGAGTAAAATCAACTTGAGAAATATTAGCCATATCATATATTACGTAAATCATATTATTTATTTTTAAGGTACAACTGTTACTATATCTCCTGAATCCATATTAGTCATTGTTCCGTCATTACTATTTGAACTGTAGTCCTCGATAGTAGGATATACTGAAGTTCCTGCTGTGTCGCCATTTCTCCACCAACCCTGTAAATTAGTTTCTCCTGTTAAGTCAGTAGGTGTTCCACTATTATACATAGCCAATGCAGTTGCATCACTAAGAACACTGTCAAATATTGATACTTCATCTAAGTTACAGTCTGTGAAAGAAGTTTGGCTAAAAGCTCCAAAGTCTAAAGGAGCAGCAGTATTTGTAACTCCTGTCCAAGTTCCTGATGATGTCCACGTTGCATTTCCTAAAGCGGCACTATATTTAATTCCATCAATATATGATATTATACTGCTAGGTTGATTTGAACTATCAAAAGTATTTATAACGTGATGCCAATTATCGTCAGCAATATCTATATTAGCAGCTAATTTCTGCCATAAGCCTTGGTTATTACCACTATGAAATTGTATAGATTGATACCCTGTAGTCTTAGCAGATTGTAAATACCATTCATAATTTGGATTTTGATATTTACCTATAAGTTTTTTATTTGCAGAAGGAACTTTACACCAATAAGATATTGACCACCCTGATACTGCTGTCGGTGTATAAGCTGCATTGTTAGGAATAGTAACATAATCATCAACACCGTCAAAATCTAAAGAATATAAATTCTCAAATCCTGCTGCACTTTGAGGATTTTTTGAGTTATTTAATCCTAATTTATTTGATAAGTTTAACATATTATTTTTATTATTTATGAAGATGTATCTCCATCAGACTCTCTGTACCCTATTCCAACTCCACTAGTTAGTTGAATAGCTGTAAATCGCATAAACAAAGTTGTTCCAGCAGGTAATGTTAATCCTACCAACGCAGCCTCAGTTCCTGACATATTACCAACAGTAAGTGATGCTATCTCTGACTCTACTGGAAATTGTATGCAATACCAATCTTTACCTGTTTGTGCTGCGGTAGTGAAAACTACATTTAAGCCGCCTTTTCCAAGCATCTCCATTAGTAGTGTATTATCTGTATCAAATGTACTCATTTTTTTTATTTTTTAAATTATTATATTGTAAATATCTTTATCATTGCCGCTATTGTTACTCCGTATATAACCCACATTGCTTTAACTAAAATCTTCCTCATTGTTGTATTTCTGTTTACTCTAGCAGTAACACCTGTATCTGGGTTCAATAACTTCTCAGTTAGCATATCTAATTTTTCACCTATATTATCTATCTTACTATTCATTGTTGAAATGTCCTTATTCATTGAAATCAATTCTTCTTTAGTTGTCATTAGAATGTAGTTGTTTGAATAGTTAAATTCATATAAATTCCAGAACCTGCTACCGATTCTTTAATCATTGGAAATATAATATCTCCCTCAGTTAATGCAGCAGTTCTTATTGTTGTTTCGTTTATCCTAACACCCTTATCATTACTACTAAGACCTGTTATTGCAATTTCATCAATAACTATTGGAATAATAGCAGTTGTAACCCCTTCTACTGGAGTTATTTTACATATAGCTATAGTTACAGTATTTGCAGAACTAACTGTAATCCATCCACTAATAGATGTAACCGTAGAGGTTTCAGGAATTACACACCCCTGACCTATTCTGAAGAAATTAGTTGGGGTTATAGTACCTAAATTAACATCAGAATTTCCATAATCAACAGTCATCTCAAAAGGAGATTGAGTATCTGCTATATCCTCTCCGTAAGAATAGTTAGTAAGTCCTGATGTAGTAAACCCCTGCATCTTATAGTTAGTGATACCCATAAGTGATTTATTTGCCCAAACTAAATTACCATCAGTTCCAGTAGCAGATGTTCCTGCACTTTTACTCAATACTGTGTCATTAGTAGCATTTTCAAACCCTTTAGGATTATGCCTATTTATATCACTTAGATTCTTATGTTCGTTTGCAGCCATTTATATATTTATTTTAACATTCTGGACAGAAATCCTTCCAACTATTATAATTTCTAGTAGACCTTGAATATATACTATCATACATTATTATTCCGTGATTCTTGTAAGTAGTTGTATTACAAGGTTTATTAGCTGTATAAGTAGGGTAGTCAGCACTATTGTCAGCATCATTTAAAAAACTTAACATATCCTGTAGGTATATTTCAGCCTTCCTGTAAGTGTCTTGCTTATAAGCGTTTAACTCAGCAGGGTCAATGATAGTAGAGAACTCATCAATATTATGGACAATCCCCATACTACTACTATTACTCTGAACCTCATTAATAACCTCAAATCTAGCAAACCAACATAGAGTTCTAATTAAAAAATCATCCATTAAAGTTTGATTAGCTTGAGTAAGACCTCCTGGTGCTGGATAATCACCTACATTATTCTGTGTCTTTAACTCCTCATAAAACTTCTTACCAATAGCAGTCTTTAAATGTGCTAACTCAGAAAGTAATATAGTGTTAGTGGAGATTAAAGCAGGGTCAGTATTAGCATTAGTAAAACTATTGCTTATAACCTCTGCTGCAGTTGTTAGTGTCTTGTATTGATTTGTGTTTGCCATAGTAGTTAGTCTTGTGTATTAGTTTTCTCAGTTACTGTCAAGTCCCCAGCATTATCATCTCCAACTCCATCTGCATCATCATCTCTAGTTACAATGATTTGCTCTCTATCAGTCAAGAACATATCTCCCTCCTCAAGCATTGGCAAGTCCTCATCTAATAATCTTCTTTGCTCGTTGATTGTAAGTATTTTAGATGGGTCAATCTGAGTAGCAAAACTAATTGGTGGCTCATAGTGAATTAATAAATCTTCAGGTAAAAATCCTAACTCTTTATATAGTATAGTTTTAATACCATCTAAAAGTAAATCTGAAGTATCTTTAATAACAGTAGTCATTGCTAAATCATAAGCAATTCTAATCTCACTACCTGTATTATTCATCTTACCACTTGAAACTAACCCACTTAATGATGGTTGCCATCTGTGAGCAGTTACAATGTTCTGGTCGGTTATTCTTTGTAAGTCTATCCAACTTCCCTCTTGGTCATCTTTTATAATAGAAACATTTGCAGGAGAAGTATCTCCATTCTTAACTAAAAATAATATTTTACCATTATTTCCTGCTCCAACAAATTTCTTTTGTGCTTCGTTTACTAATTTCTTTGCTTCTTCTTCACCCATATCTCCACTAATCTCAACTATAGCAGAAGGCTGGAAGCCATTTTTAAATTTAGTATGATTCCATTTACCAATCTCATAATCTACAGCAATATGCTCTAATGCTGCAATATAATCTGGTAAACCATAGAATTGGAATGTAGGCTCGTAATCATTAAACTCAAATACAAACCTATTACCTCTTACTTCAGGATAAAGAGGTATAATATTTAATTTATCCTTCATAGTATTGTACTTTGCCCAATCAGGGTGTACATATACTTCTTTCTTGTTTTTAGACAT